GTGTAGTGCCCGAAGCAACACTGGTGACCATAAATTTTTTATCATCAAAATCACTGGCTGTATAATTAGATCCAGTGATCGTAGTAAAATTATCTAAAAGAATAATATCGCCTGCACTGTAGTCACTTGTGGAAGATAAAGTTAGCGTAACAGCTGCTGTAGCCGTACTGCTAGTACCTACTGTTGAAAATGCATTGGTTAAAGTAGTTGTGCTTAGAATAGGATGAATGTCATAAAAAATTCCTCCTGAATAAGCATAAAGAATTCGATTGGTTCCGATGGCTGCGTATTTAATGGAGCTTTTATTAACAAAGTGATGAATGGCCCTGGACACACCAGTCATATAATCTTCACCGAGCTGGGACCAGCCCCCTATTTTTTCAGGGGTAGAGTATCTGAAACGCACATTGTCCCCAGCAATCCATTGCCCTTCGGCAGTGGTTGGTGTGACTTGTTTATTAAATCCTGGTAGAAAACCTATCTTTTGTAGCATCCAAAAATCCGTTTAGGATATGAATATACTATATTTTTGAGGAGATCAACTACTAGGAATGCCTAAGAGTGGACGTTTATCAAAGAGGTTCGTCTTTGCAAAAGGACCGTTGGCATGGTTATAATGTAGAAAGACTTGAGAACAAACGTTGCCTTCAAAAGGTTCACGCCAATGCTCGAGGTCGCATCCAGAATAAATAAGCATATCTCCGACTTTTAAATCTACGCGCACTCCTTTAGGCGCTCCAGGTTTAATGGTTTGTTTATATTCATTAATGACAAAATCAGCTCCTGATGGATCAAGAAAGATAGGCCATGGATCTCCTCCTAAATGTAAGGTCGTAGAGATCTCACAACTGGGTCTATCTTTATGTCGTCTTAAAATATTTCCTTTTTCATAGAGTCGTGTGTACGAGTACGTTGGAACCAGATCCATACCTGTTTTTGCTTTCATAATAGGACGCATATACTGAAGCAACGTTTCCATCACCCAGTCTGCATATTTAGAATAGGCTCCGGGAACTTGGCGATCGGTTCGATTACCCATAAAAGGATTAACTGGATTCACTTTATTATTTTTCATCATAAAGTCCACAGCGTCTCGCTGCAGCATCATATAGTTAAAAACAAAGTTTGAAAGTTCTTTGGAAAGGGCACCTTTGATCACTTGATATTTTTTTGTTTTAAAACTCATTCTACTTCTCCATCTTTATTCACCTGAATAAAATTAAAAGAAACCGATACACGCCAGCCCTTTTCTCCTTTTTCTTTGGATTCATTCATTTCTACACCATGAGACATCCATGCAGGAAACATAATCATCTGTCCTTCGATTGCTGGATAAATGACCACGCGCCAAAGGGCTCGGGGTATTCCCTTAACTCTTCGGGGAAGAATAATATTAGGTCCGGGTCTGGGATCTTCAACAAATAAACTTCCTGAATTTTTAGGGACTTTCACATAGTAGACACCCGACCATTGAGAGTTAGGATGGATGTGTTGCAGGTTATAGGACCCGGGATAGTTAATGTTCGCCCACATATTTCCTAAACCCGGCTTAGGTTCCATGCCGTAATCTTTAAAAATTTCATGTTGCATGGTGAAAAGTTCATCGGTCAAAGGTTTATATTCTTTTTTAAAATTCATATCGACAGGACTATGCCATCCTCCCCCTGCATTAGTCTTCTCTTCACTCTTATCTTTTTTACTCCAGTCTTTAATGAGAGGATATAAATATTTATTTAGTTTTTTAGGATCCTTAACCATCTTCATATAAATGGGAGTCGGGAACAGAATTTCGCGGTTCATTTAAACGGAGGTCCTCCGAACCACATGACCAATGAGCGTCGGACGCCCTTCTTGACTTTAGCCACACGATGACGAAGGAGACTACAAAAATAAATCGCTTGTCCTTGTACTAATTGAGGAGGTTTATTGCCTTCCGTCAGAAATTCTAGATCTCCTCCTTCAAACTCATGCTGAGGAGAAAGCAAAATGGTCATGGATATTTTTCTAACCGGAGGCTCATTTATACCCACAACATCAGCATCCATATGCCAGTCATAAAACCCTCCTTTAGGGTATTCGGTAAATTGAGCAGGCTCTGTAAGTTGCATTCCTTCATAACCAAAATGATTTCCATTAGCTTGTTTCATCGAGCGTTCAATGATTTTATACATGTCTGGCAGCGCCGCGAAGGGAATCCAGCTGATGGTCGTGATTCTTTTTTTAGTATCATACTTTCCATCTTTTCCATCTTTATGTCCCACCTTGGCCTCTTCAGCTTTTTGCTGATGGCCCATGTTAATAATATCCTGACATTGTTCAGGAGTGAATAAAGGACCAATCGTATTAGCCAGTAAAGATTTCCATCTAGGTTCAAAGTTCATTGAGCCGTCCTGGAAGTAATTGGGTTATAAGGAACATCGACATTACATACGAGCGTTCTTCTTTTTTCTTTTTTATTGGTGAAAGGATAAACGACGTGTCGTATGTCATAGGGGAAGACATAAAAATCTCCTATTTTCACTTTAGGAGAATAGTCAGCCGTTACAAATTGTCCCGAAGCACTCCCTAAAAATTGAAGCTGTCCATTCATCGGTTGATCGGGTCGGGCAATTTCGGGTCCCATGTCTTTGGGAAGTTTAAGAATCATCACTGAAGATAATCCCGTGAAGAGTCTACCTTGATGAATGTGCACAGGATTATAATCTCCTGCTTTCATTTCATTAACCCAGATTGAATTAATATCCATTTTATACTCTTGAACTCTATTCCATTTTAAATAATGATCAAAAACAGAATAGAACCATTTTAAAATATCTTCTGAAACATAACTATGCGTATGCATTTTCTTATTAGTAGGGCCTGAATAGAACAAGGAAACTTCATCAGGGATTTTTCCCGAGAGTTGTTTAGAGGCATTCGGTAAATGTTTCTTTTGGGTTTCGTAAAGCTCGTTGAGTCCGACGAAGACTTCAAGAGGCACTTGATATTTTAAAACCGATTGTCCGAGGAATATAGACTCAAAGTTCATTTTTTACTTTCCTGTTTGGATACATTAAACATACCCCAGCCAACCCGTTAGGATATATTTTTCATCTTTCTTGGTTATTTGGCCTTTATGCGTATGGGTAAAATCAGTGGGCCACATCAATGTAAGCCCTTTTTCAGCCGGTACCGTTAAATTTTGATATTTAAAATGGGTACCTCCCTCAGGCACATTATTTAAAAAAGTCATAAAAACTAGACATCTTTGATTTTTTGTAGTTCTCTCACAATGCCAAAGTTTAAATCCTTGTCCTGGTTTATAATACTGAATCTGAGGCGACTCAACCATTCCAAATTTTTGGAATTGTTTAACTTCAGGATATTTTTTTGTGTAAAGATCAAGGATAACTTTTAAATACTTTAAATACTGTATAAATGAAGGATCATTACAAGAAGGCTTAATCCCAAGTTGAAGACATTCCTTTACATTTGAATCTATCCGGCGGGCAGAAGAAGGACCCACAGCCCCGCTGCTCTGAAGTTGTTTATTATCCTTAAATATTGTTATTACTTTATCACAAATCAACGAAGAAATATACCATCCTCCTATCATACTGTGCTTCAGTAAAATATATTCTTTTAGATTCATATAAATTTAATCTTTCCATACTGCTTTATAATTTCAGGAGAAAGAATATTAACATCCGTTTTACTTTTAATCAATTTTTTTGTTTTAATGGTGTGCGCTCCTTTACCCAGGATAGTATCGTCATAACTTAATCCATTAACCATAACTTGATCTAGATTAATAAAGCGGTGTTTAAAAGGAGGAATGCCTAAAAACTGATAGATTCCTTTAAGAGTAGCCACGGGTTTTGAAACTATGTCTTTATAATCAACAAAATGAACATGGTGTTTGTTTTCCGGCTTTAATAAATTTTGCATACACAAAAGTTCCACGGTTATCTGACTCTTTTTGTCCATTAAATAATGACAAGCTTCCGTAGGATTCTTGGTAAATTTTCGAATAAAATTATCCGGAGTTTTCTCAGCCCAGGTTACCCATGAAGCAAGCACCTCTAGCAAAGGACGCACCAGAAATATAATTTTAATCTCTTGCTTAAAATGTTTTTTAAGAAGGGTCAAATTCGCCGTGGTGCCTGCAGGGCCGCGATCAATGATGTATTTAAAATTCCAATTTTTATAATAGACTGAATAAATCATATCTAGTACATTGTCTAAAGAGTAATGATCAGGATAATTTAAAAAAATATCTTTAGTCTTAAGAAGAAAAATCTCTTTTATAATCTCCAACACAATACTATTAGGGCTACATCCAATATCAGGATTCTGATTAAGAATAGAAGTAAGCAAAGTATTACCAGCGCGAGGAAGACCTGCAAGAAAAAAGATCTTTTTATTTCTTTTTGGAAAGGAGTTTTCTCTCTTTTTCACTGAGTAATTCTCCTGATTTTCTAACACGTTTTAAAGTTTCTAGCTGCCCGAGCACATTAAATACTTCGGGTTGTGAAGATCCCGGAGTCAAAGTTAATTTTTGTTGTTCTAGTCGATGCGTGTACGATTCCGCCTGATGGGTGTTGACATCTTTGTCATCGAAGGTGTTATCATGAAATTCTTTTTTAAGTTTAGACCAGGTTGAAATTTCTTTCATTCGAGCTTTAGCTACCAGTTCCATACCTGCTCGGCCATAAAGTTTTTCTTCGAGTTCGATCTTAGCCAGTTTTTTTTCAAATGGGTCAATATTAGGGTCCTCTTTAATTTTGTGTTCTAATTTTTCAATCTCGACATCGTTCTTTCGATAGTCAAAAGAAAGTTGCATGAGATTTTCAAAATGAGTATTCTGTTCACGAACCGATTGCCAGTATTTCGCAGCGTTCGTTCCGTATTTATTATCGGATAAAACTGAGAAACGCATTTCGGTTTCCGTTCTAAACATTTGTTTCTTAAACCACGTGTCCTGAAGTTCAGGAACCATCTTTTTAAATTCAGACGCCTCAGATTTATCGAGTAAAACCATAAGGTGTTTGGCTTCGTTATCAGCGCGCGGTTTAATATTACCTTTTCCTTTATTCATTCTTTCTCCAATATAGTTA